GACAGGGATCAAGTAATGGAGCTTATTAGTAGGTGGCAACAAAAGATTATCTTAGTAATAAATACAGTAGTTACCGAAGATAAGGTTTTAAATATAATTAACAATGGTGGAGATCCGCAGGAATTGAAGAATGAGATTGGAAGAAAGATTCTGGAACTGAATGTTTAGAGGAGGTTAAAATGGATCAAGACGTAATGCCTTTAAACTTGAAAGAAGCTTGTATCGCTATGCACGAAATGTTTACTTCTTTGCTTGAAGCTGGTTTTACTGAAGGTCAAGCAATCAAAATTATAGGAATAACAACAAAAAGCACTTTATCTGATGAAGATAGTGGAGAAGGACTAACATGTGGACTTCAATGAGATTAGTCAGGACATATTCAGAAAGATTGGTCAAGAAATCATTACTGACCAGATTTCAGGTAGAACTAAAGAAATTCAAGATGAGAATCTTTACAACTACATTGTTAATAAAATCGGTTTGTATATTCCCAGAGTAGCGGTATGTCCTGGTCATGTTGCACCCTTTGAGTTTTTGGCTGATATGTACTTTGAAAGAGTTTATAATGCTTGCAATTTCGCAGCTCGTGGTGTTGGAAAAACAACCATATTGGCAGTGCTTCATGCTTTGAATTCTGTCAAGAAAACTGGATGTGAAACTGCCTCGGTCGGGGCCATTGAGATGCAAGCTAAGCGGTGTTATCAATATTTTCTTAACATCGTAAGACATAATTATCGAGATCAATTATTGGCCGAGCCGACATTACAGAATACCTTATTTAAGAATCATTCTAAAGTTGAGATACTTCCGGGTACTATAAATGCTGTAAACGCACCACATCCACAAAAGACTCACTTGGATGAATTTGAGCTTACAACTTGGGAGATATATCAAGAGTTCTTGAATATGGCTCAAGGGCATAATGATATTGAAGCTCAAGTAACGCTAAGTTCTACCCGCAAGCGTTCTTATGGCACTATGCAACGGTTCTTGGATGAGAATGAAGAAACCGGAGCTTTTAAGGTCTACAAGTCTTGTATTTTCGAAGCAGCTCAACAATGTACTGAAATAAATTGTGATGAGTGCAAAAAGTTAATAAAAGGTAAGTGGGAAGACGGAACCCCGAGGACGTTTTACTCTGTTTGCCAGCAGAAAATGAAACGGTCTAGGGGTTTTCTACCGAAGTTTGACATAATTCAAAGATTTCTAAGAGTAGATCGTTTAAACTGGGAATCTCAATCTGAATGTATGAGACCTTCAATGGAAGGACTTGTGCATAAGTGGTTTGATGAAGAAAAACATGGTATTAAATTTGAATACTTTCCGCACTATCCTGTTTGGGAGTCTATTGATCCAGGTTCTCCGACCTCTGTTCATTGGTATGCTGAAACAAATGGCAAACATTTCTCAATTGATGAAATTTATGAACACGATTTAGCTCCTTCTGATTTAGCAGAAATGATAAAGAAGAAACGAGCTGAACAAGAATATCAAGTTATGCGCACCTTTATTGACCCGAGTGCTAAGGGATATAGATTAGAACTATTCAAGCATGGCATTAAGGCATGGACGGTTAATAACGATGTGGCTTTGGGAATCTCTGAAGTAAGAAAATGGGGAGAAGACGATAAAATATTCTTAGATAAGAAACACTGTCCCTGGCAGATCAAAGAAGCAAAGGTTTACCATTATCCAGAGAAACGAGAAGGTCGGAATGAATCTGAAATTCCAGTAAAAGATTTTGATCATGCCATGGACGATTTAAGATATTACTTCAGTGGACGCTATTTGACATTCACAGGCGGGCAAAGTGGCACCCTTGAGCAAAGTGCACGATAAACCAAAATCATGCAAAAAGAAAGAAAGCTGCACTGTGTGTAGGGATTATGTACATAGAACTTGTCCTCTTAATAAATAGTGGAAGATTTGGCGAATGCAGCATAGACAGATGATAAATTTCGACATTTCAGTAGATTTATCTCATGCTGCTGAATATGGAATGTACCGGAGGGATAATGGACTTCAAGCCGATAGTTGAGGCAATTCACCCCAATGAACATAAGGTTCTGAAAGAAAGAGATTTAAGGCGGATTGCAGAGATTAGTAAATACTACGACTATTATGAAAACAAATATTGGCCTCATATAACAAAAGAGTTCCCAGAATACTCCCGAGAGAAACAAAAAGATTACACTCCTACTCATATGAAATTTAACTGGGCACGGTTCTTTGTTAATAGAATTGCTGCTTATTTGTTTGAAGAAACTCCTGGCTTAGAGTTCAATTCTTTTGAGATAGACAAAGACACTAACGAAGCAGGTTACGAACCATCTCAAAGTCAGATTAATGCCGATAATAGAGCAGCAGAGAGAGAAAAACTTTGTTACGAATTATGGGATTCTGAACATAACGACTTTGCTTTGAATCTTATTAGGGCAGCTAGGGAATCAGAAAAGACCGGAGCTGTTGCTGCTAAACTTGTCTATCAAGATGAATTACGCTGTATATGGAGACCCAGAATAGAAATATTCCCAGTTGTAGATGACGATGTAGATCGAATAGAGAAGGTTCACTTTGCTGCATTTGAAGCCGACGAAAAGACTTTTTGGATTCAAACTTATGAGATGAGAGAATTTGAAGACACTGGCGCAAAGTTTTGCTGGATGAGAGAAGTTAAATATACTGTAACTGACAATATGAGAGATTTGAAACCAAAGGTAATATTTGATAACTGGTTAGGTAATGGTCAACCTTTAGACTTCATGCCTGTGGAATTGTTTCCTTCTGATGCTGAAGTAGGAGAAGCTTTACCAGAAGGATCACCCTTGATGGATGATCTCATTCCTTTGATAAATGAATATTCTATGAAGATGAGTGATGCTGCTGACTCGTTAAGGTTTGAAATGTTTTGTATTCGGGCATTGATAAATGTAGGAGAAGCTAATTTAAAGAGTTTCAAAGTCGGTCCCGGAAAGTTGTGGAAGTTGGCGTCCGAGCATCCTGAACTTAAACCAGCAGTAGAATCATTACAGTCTAATTTTAGTTGGAGAGAATCATTGGAATTCTATCTCCAAGAAGTAACCGATGCCATGCACTTGATGGCTCACATTGTTAGATTAACTCCTCAAGAAATAAAAGGTCTAGGGAGCATGTCTGGTGTGGCTATTACGCTGTTGTTCACGTTGACGATTTCCATGGTAAACCAGAAGATGAAAATCTGGAAGCCAAGATTACAGTCTCTGAATCAAAAAATGTTAAAAATGTTAGACATTTATGAACCTGACAAAAGGGAGTTCTTGAAAGAAGATGGTGAATATTATCTAAAAAATGAAGTTATTCCTCGGATGCCAATTCCTACCAACAAAATGGAAGAAGTTGACATTGCAATTAAGAAACTCACCAATAATTTAGCGTCCATGAAACGGATTATGAATGAGTCGGGCGTAGAGAATCCCGAGAAAGAAATCGTTGAGATAATCAACGAAAAGAAAATCTGGGAAGAAGCATTTATGAACTATTCCGTCCAAGCAGCGCAGCAAGCCAAGAAGGAGGCTGAAGGTGAAGAAGAGAAAGAAGAAGTGTAAATGATACGTCACGTCGGATCGTACTGGTGAGTAATAGCCGAATCAGGTCGTAACATGGGATGTTACAAGACGAAAGAAAAAGCAGACAAAAGATTAAAACAAGTGGAAGCGTTCAAACACATGAAAGTAGTTAAGAAATAATGCCTGTAACTACCAAACAATTTGAATCTTATATATTGAAGAATCGCAAGGCTTTTCTCAGGCTCACAGCGCAACAAGAGAGAGAACTTGCTAAAATGTACCTTGACACAGCCAGGAATATTAAGCTTAAAATATTGGATGCTTCTGGTGCGGAAATATGGCAGCAGAAACAAGTATTAGATGCTGTAATGGCAGAAGCAGCAGTTCTTTCAAAGGGATTTGAAGATCAGGTTTACCGTAACTTGATTGAAGCAGGGAATTTGGGGACTGAGGCTGATAGAGCAATGTTAGCTCAAGTTACAAAAAAGCTGGCTTCGAAAGGGCTTACATTTGACGTAGAGAGGCTGTTGTTCAACGTTCCAGGGCTTGTAGTGGAAGATGCTTACAATCGGATATGGCGTGATGGTTTGAAGCTCTCAGATCGTATTTGGGCTTTAAATCGGCATACCTCGAACGAACTTGAGTCCATTGTAACTCAATTTATGATAAGTGGCGCACCGGCTTCTGATCCTGAGACCATCAAAAGACTTGAGTGGTTGTTGAATCCTGACAGGGCTGGCATTAAAACTAAATTACATGGACGGTCGGTTTCATTTGACGCTGCAAGGCTTTTAAGAACTGAAAGAACAATAGCTTTCAGAGAAGGACAAGTTTACTCAGCTATAAGAAATCCCGCTGCTTTGGGGATAAAGTGGGTTCTCTCAAATAGACATCCGCTAGATGATATTTGTGATGACTACGCAAAGCATGATGAAGGTTTAGGGATAGGAGTTTACAGACCAGAGGATTTACCAGTTACTCCACACCCTCAATGACTGTGCGATAGTTATCCTGTCTACATGGATGTAGACGAGTTCATGGAAAGGACTGAAGGATGGTTGAAGGGCGAGAATAAGTTTCTTGATGATTGGAATGATAACGTATTCAGACCAATAGTCGGTGGTCAAAGACCTACTGCTGAGATGTTAAGGAATATGAATTTTGGCAGGCCGACTAGAAGGAGAAAATAATGCCATATCCAAATGTTCACAGTTGTCGCCTGAAAGAACCTGGTCAGTTCGAGCGATTTGTCACTTTAGAAACAGGTGATCATCAAAGAATAATAGGTTACAGAAAAGACGGTAGTTCTGATGTCCAGGCTATTCGTTATCCTAAAGATAAATGGGATGCCAAAAGAGCAGCTAAACACTGTGCTAGAAATGGTGGAAGATTTGAAGCAGCACTTAAAGGAAAGTAGATCTTAATCACTTATTCTATAATGCAATTTTATACGCTCTACGCTAGAGGATAACAGGCGGTTTTTTAATGTCTCAATACGTGTACGACACGGCAAAAACGGAAGGAGAGATTTGTAATGGCAAAAAACGACAAGAGTGGCGATCAAACTGGAGATGACAAGAATAAGCCTCAAACCCAAACCAAACAGAAGAATGACGAAAAGGGCAATCAGGCACCTGTGGTCAGCATGTCACAGGATCAGATTGATGAGATTATAAAGGGAAGAGTTGATAGGGCGAAAGAGCAGACATTATCTTCATTAGCTAAAAAGTACGGATATGACTCTGTTGACCAGATGGTCGAATTGGCAAAGTCAGCCAAAGAAAAAGTAGAGAGTGAAAAATCCGAACTTCAGAAAGTTACTGAAGAGAAAACGAAGCTTGAAAGAGAAAAACTGGATGCTGAATTGGAAGTTGCAGATGCACTCACCAAAGCAGAATTTAAAGTCTTGGCAGCACAGAAAGGGGTTATCGATCCTGACTCTGCTTGGCTTATTGCTAAGGGATTGAACATTGTTACTGCAACTGTCCAATTAGAAACAAAAACAGTTATGGGCATTGAAGAAAATGTTGATGCTTTAATTAAAGCAAAACCGTTTCTAGTAAAAGCAGAAGGTACTCCAAAGCCTCAAAGTCAACAAAGCCCAACTAATCCTCCGAAACCAGGAAGTGGTGAAACTAAAGATTCCACCGATCAATTCCTGGATATAATCAAAGGAGTTAGTAAAACTCCAGAATAAAGCCACTCACTCTAAGGGAGTGAGAAAAACATGGCCGAACCTGCTGATAGCTCGCAGTGGACTGATACTGGTCCAGCGACAGCCGGAGTTGGTGGTGTATTTGTTCCTGAAGAGCTGAGTTCTGATTTAATCGGTCGTATCATATGCAAGGCAGCAGTAACCAACCTTGCAAGACACTGGCCGATGAAGAGACTGACTTTGAAAATTCCTAAAATCTCTGCTGGTATTACTGCTGATTGGGTAGACGCAATGGCGGTCAAGCCTAAAAGCAAAGTAGAGTTTGGGTATAAGGTATTAACTGCTGAGAAATTGGCAGTCATCGTACCTTTTGAAGATCAGCTCTTAGAAGATGCTGATAGAGATGTAGCAGGGATAGTTCGTTCAGATATTACTGATGCCATGGCAGAGGCTATGGATCAGACATTTCTGGGTTATTCTGCAACATCGCCTTTTGCTGATAGTGTAAGCGGTAATACGCCTGCTGGTCACTCTGTGGCCTACGGAACTGGTGTAGATTTGGCTGCTGATGCTAATACAGCAATGGGAGCTATTGAAGAGCACGGATATGTACCAACTGGTTGGGTTTGTCACCAGCGCATCAAGTCTTATCTAAGAGGCTTGAGAGATGCTAACAACAACCCAATTTTTGTACCTTCCTTGACTTCTGATGCTCCAGATACATTATATGGTTTGCCGATTTACTACACCTGCAATGCGCAAGCATCTGGTTCTCCAGGTACTTATGAATTGTTAGTAGCTGATTGGCGTCATGTATTTATCGGGGATAAGAGGTCTCTGGAAATTACTCGCGCAACAGAGGCAACAGTTACCCTAAGTGGTACTGCAATAAACCTCTGGGAGCGAGATATGACTGCAATCCGTGCAGTTCTTCGCGTGGCTTTCGGTATTAATGAGAACAATGCTCTTGCAAAGGTAACAACTATACCGTAAACATTTGGACCGGGAGGGGTTTTCCTCGTCGCGTCTACCTCTCCCGGTCCTCAAAATCTAAGAAAGGAAGTGTTAAGTATATGGATGACGGAGGCGGACATTTCAGGCAATTAGAGCAAGATAAAGTAGAAGATATGGCGCGGGCAGTAAAAGATTTAGAGACTAAA